CATGGCTGCACCTTCAAGACTTCCTCGTTGAGCTCATACGCTAGCCGGCGCACCTGGTCTAGCAGCTCCTTCAAGTCGCTAACCCGATCCATCTCGATCTCAAGCGCTGCCTTCAATAGGTCGATCTGGTAGTGCAGCCTGCGCATCTCGCCGTTGGCCTCCTGCGTGTCAATGACCGTGCCCTCGTCATCTCTGACAATCTTCACGTAGCTTATGTGCATCAGTCGTCCCTGTCCATCCAGCTGTAGATCAATGTGAGCGCTACAAAGACGCCCACAATAATGCCGACTAGCATCAGCGCGACCAAAATCAACACAGTCTCAAGCATTGTCCACCTCCGATAGTGCCCAGTGCAGCAGCGCCAGCGCGTCTGCTACGTTGTCGTCTGTTACCTGGTAGCCCATGCCGGCCATGGCAGCGATCATGTCGTCTTTGCTCGCGTTGCCTTTTCCCGTTGCATGTTTCTTGATGGTGCCCACAGGCACGCCTTGGTATGGAATCTGATGATGCTCACACCAGCTGGTGAGCGTGGCCATCAAGCCACCGTAAACATGCGCGCTGTCTGTGCTCGCATGCCGGCGCACCTCTTCAAAGTAGATGGATTGGATCTCGCCACCGACCGTGCCCTTGAGCTCAGTCAACCACTGCTTAAAGCGTAGGTAGCGCATGCCGCCACCCTCGTACCGGCCAGGCTTGAATGTGGCATACCCGTAGGCAATCGGGCCATGCAGTGGCCGGCACGCCCAGCCTGTTGTCGTGCCCAAGTCAATCGCTAGTATTGTTTCACTCATAGCTGCCCCGCTCTGCGTAAGTTCTGCACAAAATCAATCATGTCTGCCGGTGGCACCTGGTAGTCATAGTCCCTGTCACCCGTCATGGCCAAAGCCTCAGAGACCAGCTCCACAGGGTAGTAGACGCCTTCACGCACTCTGGCCAACAAGCGCACTGCCTCTTCATAGGTCATGGCTGGCGCACTCCAGATAGAAAGCGCTGCAGTCTGGGTTGCAGCTCGCCATACTTGGGCTGCAGCTGCTCGCGCACACACTGGTCAATCAAAGACGACACGCTGCGCCCCTGGTCGGCAGACGCCTTGTCTAACAACTCCCGCGTGTTTGGGTGCAGCCGCATCATGAAAGGTTTAAGTTTAGGTCTCATGGGCGCAGAGTGTATATCAAGGCGATATCAATCAAGAAGTGGCACTAGGGAAACTCCCTAGAAAAGCGATATACAAAGATCGTGTAACATACGTTCATGTTCAACGCGCAGATAAAGCGCAAGGAGTTGCAGACATGACTAAATACATAGCCTACTACCGAGTTTCCACCGCCAAGCAAGGCCACTCTGGCCTTGGCCTCGACTCACAGCGCCAGCTCGTCAGCTCATACCAGGCAGATATCATTGGCGAGTTCACAGAGATCGAGTCTGGCAAGATCGACAACCGCCCACAGCTCGAGCTCGCACTTGAGCAGTGCCGCCGCCATGGTGCTGCCATCCTGATTGCCAAGATCGACCGCCTCTCCCGCGATGCAGCCTTTCTCTTGACACTGCGCAAAGCAGGCGTGGACATTGTGGCCGCTGACATGCCACACGCAGGCACCTTAGAGTTCGGTGTGCGCGCAGTTGTTGCCCAGCATGAGCGTGAAGAGATCTCCAAGCGCACCAAGCAAGCCCTACAAGCGGCCAAAGCACGCGGTGTAGTACTTGGGTGCCCAACACCAGAGATCGGCTCCGCTGCCGGTGTTCTAGTCATCAAGGCCAATGCTGACAAATACGTCGAGCGCGTTGGCCCAATCGTGCGTGACATTCTCGCCGTCACCGGCGCACGCACCATCAGAGATATTGCTGCAGCGTTGCAAGCTCGCTCAGTGACCACGCCCCGTGGCAATATGACTTGGGGCACAACCCAAGTATCTAACCTTCTCAAACGTCTTAACCTAAAGGAGACCTCACTTGCGTAATCAACTCTATGACATAGTCATCTACTGGCTCGGCCTGGTGGCCGTGCTGGTTGTCTGGCTCACATGCTAATGACAGCCAACATCGGCCAAGTAATCCGCGACGCCCAGCTCAACCTCTTTGAGCAGCGCGATGCGACCTTTCTGGCACGCTGCAGAGCTATTGCAGCTGACGTCTGCCGCCAGCAAGGCAGCGTCAGCATCAACGATGTGCGCGAGCGCATCCAACTACCCGCCAACCTGCACCCCTCAGTGCTTGGAGCGGTCTTTCGTACCAAACAATTTAAAAAGGTTGGCCTTGTCGAGGCCAATCACCCCCAAGCACACGCACGCATTGTGCGCGTATACACACTAGCCACTTCACAGGAGCAATAAATGGCAGGCAAACTAACCAGCGACAAAGAGATGAGCGCCTCGCGCTTACCCGGCCTTATGGGCTTTAGCAAGTACAGCACACCGAATGACGAACTGCAGTTCTCAATCAACGCGATCAAAGAACTAGAGCGACCAGACATTGGCAACGAGGCCATGGGCTGGGGCAATACCTTGGAGCCTGTGATCTTGACTGAGGCAGCCAAGCGCTTGGGTCTCACCAAGTTTGACGTAGAGATCAACCAGGCATTCACGCACACCAGCTGCAAGCTCTCCTGCAGCCTGGACGGCATTGGCTACGGCGACAACCAAGAGATCATGCACGATCCAGCCAATGGCATATACGTTGTTGGCCAAGACTCCATCAAGCTCGATGGCGCTGGCGTGCTGGAGGCCAAGCTCACCAAGACCCTGCCAGAGGAGACCCCTCACTTGGCGCGTGGCCCCATCCAGCTGCAAGGCCAGATGCTAGTCACCGGCCACAAGTGGGGCGCAGTGTGCGTGCTGTATCAGGGCATCGAGCTGCGCGTGTTCCTCTTTGCGCCACACCACGACACACAAAAGGCAATCCTTAAAGCGGTGCTTGAGTTTGAGCACAAGCTGCAGACCTTCCGCGACACTGGCGCCACAGATTGGTATCCACCAGAGTCCAGCAAAGAAGTTGACAACATCTATCCCTATGCCAAAAAGGCAGAGATCGAGCTCGATGACGACGTCGCTAAGTTAGCCCAAGCAATACTCGCTAGCAAGGCGGCCATCCATGATGCTCAAGACGCCATTGAGCGCAGCGAGAAACAGATCAAGCTCAGACTAGGCGACGCAGAGCGTGGCCGTGCTGGCCAGTACCTCATCGGTTGGCCAATGCGTAACTTCAAAGCAGCGCCAGCTCGCGCAGTGGCAGCCAAGGCCGCCTACTCTGTGCGTCAATCAACGCTCAACATTAAGGAGTTGAAGTCGTGAACCTGCCAGACAAGCCAGCTATCCGGCACGCCTATGAGCAGGCCGTGGTCGAGCTGCTCAACATCACTGATTGCAATGAGATAGAGGCCGAGGCCTTTGTCGACGCAATGACCAACTTGATTTTCACCACCATGCAAACCTATTTAACCGAGAAAGATATCCATGCAATTAACAACGACAAATAAGGGCTTTGCCCCAGCCACCCTCACCGAGGCCATTCAGTTCTCAGAGATGCTAGCCAACTCCAGCATGGTGCCCAAGGCCTACCAGGGCAAGCCACAAGATATCTTGGTGTGCGTGCAGTGGGGCTATGAAATGGGGCTGCCTCCCATGCAGGCCTTGCAGGCTATTGCGGTCATCAACGGCAAGCCAAGTCTCTGGGGTGACGGCCTGATGGCGCTGGTGCAGGCCAGCTCTGTCTGTGAAGATGTGCAAGAAACCATGGAAGACGAGGGCACGACCAACCCTACAGCAGTCTGCGTTGCCAAGCGAAAAAATCGCAGCCCTGTGGTTGTGCGTTTCTCGGTTGAAGACGCCAAGCGAGCTGGTCTGTGGGGCAAGCAAGGCCCGTGGCAGGCGTACCCCAAGCGCATGATGCAGATGCGAGCTCGTGGCTTTGCCCTGCGCGACGCCTTCCCCGATGTGCTAAAGGGATTGATTACAGCGGAAGAGGCGCAAGACTATCCAGATGAGGCCAAGCCAGCCATTGACATTACACCACCACGTAACCCGCTGGATCGGATTACAAGCTCACCCAGTGAGCCTGTCGGTAATCACATACAGATCGAGGCAGCCATGGCCGACACGGTTGAGCCAGAGGTTATTCAAGAGCAGGCACCAGCTGCAGATGTTGGGTTTGCTGTGATGGTGCCAGGCAAGGAGCAGCCCTTCAGCACGCACGCCACACTAGCAGAGTGGCAAGACGCCTATGAAGACCTGGCAGAGAAAACCTACACTGCTGGCAAGCGCAGCGCACAAGACCGGATCACGGCGCTAGCTAACTTGCGTGAGACAAATAAGGAGACACTGCTCAAAATCGACATGACCAAGCGCATCCGACATTTGGCCGCCTATCAAAAGCGCACCGAGTCGCTGGCTGCTAGCTAGGCTAGCACCATCAAGGCCTGCTGGGTATGTTTAATCCTATCCTCCAGGCCTATCTGTCCACCGTTAATGATCTTGGTCACTCGCGCATGGTCAAGGGCATCCGCTGGTGTATTGAGGTTGTGGGTAGACCAGAACCAACCAGCTGTGAGAGCAGCAAACTTAGGAGTAGCAATAAGGTCAGGATCTTTAACAAAGTCCACACCCAAGGCCTTGCCAGCATGGAACACATTCGAGTGGCCAGTAAGCTGAAAAATTCCGCGACCGCGAAACCTATAACCGTCGCCAGAATTCTCGTCACGGTTACCCATGCGCGAGCTATAGACGCTATTTGCAATCTTACGAGGATTTCCCGCATACTCATTGGCCTTCTCCAAAGTTGGAAAGCGCTTGGGCCAGATCCGCATCAGCGTGGCAGCCTTGTAATTTAGGTTTTCCTCAAGCAGCTTGAAGTTGCCAGACTCATGGCTAGCCTGGCCAATGAACACAGCCTGCTGGTTGCGTGTCACGATACCAAAGCGCTCAAAGGTTTCATTGAGCGGGTCGACCCAATCGCCACTGATGTGCAACTTAGAAAGTTTTTCAGCGTTTAACATTGATGGTCTCCATTACTTTGGCGTAGCTGTCGATGCAGGCGTTGAGCTGGGCAGTGTTGCGGTCTCCTTGGGCGACAATTTCTGCGATGGCTGCGAGGGTTGCTCGGTCGGCATCAGCAGCTTGGTTAGCCTGTCTGTCAGGTTGACTTCCCGCTTTGCTGCTATCTCCGCTGGGAGCGGTGGCACTTGGGGTGGCTTGAACACAACTTGTGGTCGGGAGCCGCACGCTACCAGACCTGATAGCACGATCAAGAGAAGACTGTTTTTCAGATATGGCATTGTTAGCCTCCAGCAGTTTGGTTGAGTTGTCGTTAAGTTGTTTGGTTAGTTCCTGCTCTTTAGTGCGAGCCTCTTCATTCTTGATGGCGATCTCTGCCTGCATCTCTGCGTCGCGCTCTGCCCATCCCTTGTGGTGGCCGTAGAAGTACACGCTGATGGCCATCACAATGGCGCCAATGATTAGCCAGGGGTTTGGCAATATCATGTCTCAGCCCTCGCTGCAGAGCGCTCTTGTGCTATCTCTTCCTTGGCCGGATCAATGAAGTCTGGCGGTGTAGTTGGCGGTGGTGGAGCTCTCCATTCCTCATCAAGCACTGGGTTTACCCAGGCAGGCAGGCCACCAGCTGGTGCTGTCCAGGTAGATGTTGCTGGCGCTGCAGCTGGAGCAGGCGGGGTAGCTGTAGGCAAGGCCTGAGAAACCTTGTCAGCAATAGCCTGTGCTCCCTTGCGAGACATCACGCCACCTATGCCACCCACAATCAGTAGCACTACATCATTGAGCATCTTGGCAAACGCCTGGTCTAGTGGTGCAAGGCTCTTGATTGGCTGCACTACAAACGCCAAGCTATAGAGCATAAAGAAGACTATGCCTGCCAGGATAAAGGTAACAACCAAGACCACAAAGGCCCAGACTCTTACCTCAATTTCCTCTTGGGTTAGCAATCGGTTCGGATGAAACTTGGGCTGGTTGTTGGACAATTGATTTCTCCAGTACTGGGGCAACTAAATAATCGGGGCAGTCTTGTGTGAATAGGCAGTCAGGTCTTTGACATTGTTTAGCAGAAAAGTTCTTGGGGTTCTGGCACCAATATCGGTATCTGTCTTCGCACCCATAAAGCAAGAACATAGCAATTAAAAATATGTATTTAGTTTTCATGCTGTGTGATGAGTGAAGTATTTATCTTCTGCCTTTTTTCTTGCTTCTACGGCTTCGTCAACTGTTGCAAAATACCCAATGTGAATTGTCTTTCTATTGTGCATTATGTTCACAGAAAATGGTTTTGTTTTTAAATATTTCCTGTGATAAACGCCCCGATGACCAGAAGAATTAGTGCTTTTTAAAGACATATTTTCTGCATTTTGTTTTGGACTTGCCAACCTTAAATTGGTTGCAATGTTGTTTGTTTTGTCTCTGTCTATGTGGTCAATATTTATTATGGGAAATGCACCATAAACATAAAGCCACATTAAGCGATGCGCCAAATAGTCATGTTGATCCACTCGAATAGCAACATACCCATTTTCAGTTAAAGCCCCTGCCTCTTTGCCTTTATGCGCTTTACCACCCATCGTGTGTCTCCATGTAAAGATACCTTTCTCGGTATCAATATCTAACAGTTCACATAAACGCTCACGTGATAAAATTTTTTCAGCCATATGATGCTCCTTCATCG